CGCATGTGACATCAATGACGATGTCTGCTGAGTACCCGTTGACTTTGCGTTTTCCATACATCATGACGGCGCGAAGCCCTGTTGTTTCACATTCACGAACCGCAGTGATGACTTCGTTGCGGCTTAGTGAGTGAATCTGTTTATCAAGAATCAACTCCTGCTCGACTGGTGTGGGTGGCATTGGCTTGTTGCTTGCGCACCCACTGATCCAGCCAAGGGAGCAGACAATCAGGACTGTGATCATTCTGTTCCTCATGGCTTTCCTCACTTGTTGACGGTGGTAAATCGGTTGCTCTTTTCGAATGCCTCAACATCGTCGACGCGGTAACGCACCTCGCTGTTGCGACCCTCACCCAGCTTGATGTAGGCCGGTCCGACATTGGCCACCCGCCACTTGCGCAGGGTGTTGTCGGCGACTTTCCATCGCTCGCACAATTGTTTAGGCGTCAGTAGTTGAGACATTAGGCACCTCCGGTTGTGTAATTTCGCCAGTTGCCTGGTCAATGACATCATCCGCTGGCTGGCCCATAGAAGCCTTCAGGCGGCTCAAAGGGGCTTGTTGGGCCTCTGGTACCGGCGTGATGTTTACGGCCTCTCTGCGCTCCACCTGGACGAATCCTGATGCCTCGTTGTCGTGCGCGATAACCTGGTCCAGATCTGCGCTCGATGGCAGGCGCTTGGCCATGCGACGAATCACAGTCTTCTTGGCCATCTCATCCCACCATTCAACCCATGGGCCAAACTTACCTGCCCGGCTGGCGGCTCGCACCTTCTCAACATCGGAAACGCTCATCACCTCGCGGTAGATCGCGCCGTCCTTGGTCTTGGCCACGGCGTACACAGCTATGGGTTTGCCGCGATCCTCGCCCAGGAATGGTTTGTGAACGATGTTTTCGTTGTCGCCCAACTCGTACTCGAAGTGGTCCTTGTCGTACGCCACCTGTGCGCTGATGCTGGACAGTTCGCCTGAGTTGCGGATCTTCTTCAAAATGCCGCCGACCATGGGCATGTACTGAACTTTCTTGCCTTCCTTGGTGTTGAAGATTACGGGCGCGGCTTCACGGCCATCTAACAGCAGGCCATCTTGTGCGGCCTTCATGCACGCGCCCAACAGACTGCGGCGGTCGGCGCCCAAAAGGTCTGGGTTCATTTGCACTGCGGTCAGTGTGGTGCGGATAAATTTCTCGACCGGGATCTGCGGTGGCAGTGCGGCCTGAAACTCTGCCTGCATGCGCACAAGGGTGCCGCGCATTGCCTCAATGGGTGACAGTTCGGTGCTGGTAGTCATGCTTTGTCTCCTTCAAATTTCAATTGATCTTGCTCAGTCACGACGCTGGCCACTTCCAACTGTGTGCCCGTGCCCATGAGTTTGGCTACATCGATGGGCCTGGCCACATCAACCTGGAACATTTTTCCTGCAACATGGCGCAATGCCTGTGCCTGACTGATTGCTTGGACCAGGTGTGTTTTGGTGCCGCTGGTGACTTTGTAAATGCGTTGCTCGGTTGCCATGGTTTACTTCTCCTTCTTTGAATAAAAACGGAAACTGCGGTAGCCCTCGGTTGCGCCGATGACTGTGCCGACCATCTCAGGTGTAATGAGAGTGCCTGATCGGCCTTTGACTTGCCCCGTCGATAGCGAGCCAAAACTGGTTAAAACTTTGCTGGCGCGGCCAATGCGCTCCAGGATCTCTGCGCGTTTCTGGTCCTTGATCTTGTCCAGATCGCTGGCCTCTCTGCGCACAAACTCAAACTGCTTGATCATGTCCTCAAGTTCAGCATCGGCCTCGGCCACCAAACCTTCGTCGGCGCCATTGCGCAATTGCTTGATGATGAACTCGGCGTCCCTGGTGTAGTCGGCTGATGGCGCGGTATTGGCTTGCACAAGATTCCAGAACTCGCTGGTGCGTTCGCGTATACTTTTACCAATGTCCCGATCGCGATTTCGGAGGACTATCTTTTGCTCATTTCCGCCGACAAGCGCCACAATTGCGCACCAGTTGTAGTCGGCAATTTCCATTTGATGCTGGACCTGCAACTCGATGTGCTCGGGCGCCTCGATGTTGCCGTTGCCGTCGTCGATCCATGACTTTTGATACTGCACCCAGTCGACATTTTTGATCTCAAGAATGCCCGGGCCATTGGCGCTGGACTTGATCTCAAAGTCAAAGCTGGACCCAATGCGTGCGGCCTGGTCGCGCATGTACACATTGAACTTGGCAATATTCCAACCCATGTCTTCGGCGGCTCCGTGCGCAATAGCCGACTCCAGGCGGTTGCCCCACTTCATGCGCTCGTTGGGTTCGAACTTGACGGTCACGCCGTCGCGCTTTTGGTGGAACAGTTCAAACTCAGTCAAGTAAGGCGACAGGCCAAACAAGGCCGACACCTCGGTGCTGGTCACATCCTTGGCCCGCTCGGCAAGCCACTGCTTTTCACTCTCAATTTCGATTCTTTGAATAGTCATCAATCATTCTCCATGTGTTCATAAATCAATTCCTGGATCGCGTCCTCATCTCGCGCTGTGAGTTTTTTCTCAAGCCACTTGGCGCGATAGCCTTTGCGGTCCAGGATCTCAAATTCCCCCGACCCACCTTCTGCCGGGTAGCAGTTCTCTGGTAGGCCGGAGGTATACGCTGGCATGTAGCCCTCGTAATCGGTAACGCCGATGATGCAAGGGATGCCGCACACGCGGTGCTCAATCTCGGCGATATAGCTGGTGCGTTTCACAACATCACCTTGAGCGCGTCTTCGTCATCGCTGTTCGAAAACATGCTGACTTCGTGTTGATTGCCTTGCTCATCTGTGATGATGATCGTGCGCGTTGAAAAGGTGTCATGCTCACGAATTGCAGACAACTCAATCTTCACAACTTTATGCACTGAAAACTCTGCCATTTGTATCTCCTTGTGGTGATGTGTTGAAATTATACTCCAGATCGTTGATGTAGTGTCAACGACTATTTTCGACGATGTCGCCTGCCGCGATCCAAAGGATGCGCTGAATGTTCTGCTCGTGGTCGGCCAACTCTTGCTCATCCCAGGCGCCGTACTCTGCCAACTCCTTGCGTAAAACCTCCGGGGTAATGCGCTCCAACTGGCGGCGGATCTTGCGGTTGTTGGATAGCGCCTGGACATCGTCGTCGCATTGGCCTTGGTGCGATGCTGACTGAGCCTGGGCCATGGTCATCTCGATCTCGATCGTGCCGTGTGAGGATGTGAACCACATGATCAAGCCCCCACTTTCACAAATTCAATTTTGCCCAGGGCTTTTGCGGCGCGTAGCAGGCGGCTTTCCTCGGCTGGTAGGCAGGTGCCATCCTCTATCAAAGCGCGTGCCTGACGGCCAAACCAGCCTTGCAGTTGCCAGGCCAGGCCGGTGTCGATCAATGTCTGCCAGGCCTCGATGACCTGGTCTTCAGAATCCGCCTCAATGAAGCCTTCTGCAATTCCTGTTGCTGTGTAACTATCCATTTAATTTCTCCTTGAGTTTTTTGCGTTCGGCAATTGCTCGTTGCAATATGTGCCAAAAAATAGATTCAATTGGCTTGCTCATCGAGCGGCTTTCAAAACTTCGGTGTCAACCCAGTCGCCAATTTGCACTGGGTTTTTGCCATTTTTTTGCTGGCGAAAACGGGTGGTGCTGGCCAGGTGGCAAAAGGTATTGCCATCGCGCTGTGCTCCAACACCAACGACGCGCCAGGCGTCGCCAATGTGAACAATAGTTTTGTCCATAAACTGGTCGCGCATTACATTTTTTTTGTTGATGACAGAGTTAAGGCGTGTGCCTTGCTCTGCATCTTTAAGGGTGTCAAATCCACGCACGCCACAATCACGCTCGTCGTCAAAAACAAAGTCGCTGTCCAGGGTAACGATGATGCTGTTGCCGTCGGCACGCTCGTCATCAATGTGCGATACCCACAGGCGGTTTGCAATTTTGGTAATGGTGCTCATGTTGATCTCCTTGATTAGCGTGAAGTGGTCTTGATGCTGAACACGGCGGTAGCGCTGGTGTACTCGGCAATCTTGTCGGCGCTGATGCCAACATCTGCGGCCAACTTTTTCCAGTCGGTAACGGCGCGGTTGGACTCGATGTATGAGGCCTTGAACAGAGCGCCTTCAAATACTGTGGGACCGCCATTGCTGGCCAGGTCTTTCATAGCGTCTTTGAGGGCGTCGGCTTGCTTGGTAAGTGTGGCGATCTGGGCAAGCAGTGTGCCGAGTTCGTCAGCAGAAGCGGGGGTGTTGTTAATTGCGGTCATAGTAGGGTTCCTTCAAAATTCGACTGCTTGATTGCTGTCGATATGGTGATCTTACATCAACACATATCCACAACGCAATACCTATTCCGAGTGATTTATGTGGTTATTCGTTCCGCCCAGGTAAATCAAGGGTTCACAAGGTGTTGCGCCTGTGTCATCATTGAGGGATGAACAACACTTTGAACAATCACACCTCGCCAGTTGAACTGGCCATCGACATGTTTGGCGGGGTACGCAAACTCGCCCGTGCCCTCAACCGCGATCCGGCCGCAGTGTCTCGCTGGCAAAAGTCAGGCATTGTGCCGACCGCCATACAGCGTCGCCTTCTGGAATTAGCCTGGGAGCGAGGCATTGACATCACTGCGCACGACATCGTGTTTGGGCGCGAAGTCAATGATTGAACTGGTGCTGGGCTGGCCACCGTCTGAACTCTCGCCCAACAAGCGCCTGCATTGGTCCAAGGTTT